CGGTTGTATCTCCGCCCTCGCACTAGGCTCATCTGATCCGGGGTCAGGTTCCGGCGAGCCAACTGATGGGCGTCGATCCAGTCGGCGGCCGCATCCCTGTCCGGCAGGCTCAACTCGCGCGTGTCATAGTCGATGCCGTACCGGTCACAGATCTCCTTGCGGTTGTGGCCGTCCAGGAGGATTCGCCGTTCGGCCCAGACGATCAGCGGGTCGAGACACCCGTCACGCAGAAGGCCTTCCTCCAGGCCGGTACGCGCCTCGCCCGTCATCGGCGGGATCAGGCGACGGAACTCATCATCGATAGTCACGGTGGATTTCGCTGCGCACAGAACCATCTATCACTCTCCTCAAAAAGGGATTTCACTGTCGTCCGGAGGCCAGTCGGGCACCTGAATGTCATCACCGTCGCGCTCATCGGCGCCGTCCAGGCGCGGCGGGATCGGCCCGAGCTGGTAATCGATGATCCGGTCGTACTTTTCGCCGGCCACAGACCGCACCGTGATGGCGCTTGCGGTGGCGATTCCGCCAGCCTCGCAGATGGCGACCGCAGCTTCGGTGCTGTCCGGCAGCGCCTCGTTCGACCGTGCTCGCCACCAGGCCTCGAACTTGGCGCGGGCGTAGCCAGTGTGCTCCGGGCAGACCCATTCGCTGTGCCACTCGCCGAAGCGCACGCGATAGTCCACCCGCATGGTTCGGGGATGGTCCTCGGGGGCCCCTTTCTTGTGGTGCACGGAGTAGTAGACATCGGCTACGGTGTGTTCGGTGTCGGTGACCTGGCCGCTGAGGATGCCGGCGTTGCTGGCCTGGGCGTCGTGCCTCTCCTTTTCCGGCGGAGGGAACTCGTATCCGCACTCAGGGCACGTGGCGTAGGCCGCGTGGATCAGGGCCTGGCATTCGGGGCATTCCTTGGCCGGCGCCTCGCCGCCAGACGTATTCGGCGTCTTGATCCGCAGGTCGTCGACGGGGCCGTGGCGGAGGATGTTGCCGCCGTAGTCCAGGACGAGGGAGTCGGTCTTGCCGGGGTGCAGACGGAAGCCGCGACCCACCATCTGGTAAAAGAGGCCCGGTGAATTGGTCGGCCGAAGCAGGACCACGCAATCGATGTTGGGCGCATCGAAGCCGGTGGTCAGGACATTGACGTTGGCCAGGTACTTCAGGTCGCCCGACTTGAACCGGTGCAGCGTGCCCTCGCGCTCGAGGCCGGGCGTCTCGCCGCAGACGAAGCCGCAGTCCTGGCCGGAGATCCGCCTGATATGTCCGGCGACGTGTTTGCCATGCTGGACGCCGCTGGTGAAGATCAGCACGCTGCGGCGGTCGCGCGTCAGTTCGATGATCTCTTCACAGGCCGACTGGACGAGCGTGTACTGGTCCATCGCCGCCTCGACTTCCGACGCGATGAACTCCCCGGCGCGGATGTGCAACCCGTCCAGGTTGGCCTTGCTCTTGCCCGCCCGGCTCTTGAGCGGGCAGAGGTAGCCCTGGGCGATCAGCTCCTTGACGCTGATCTCGTAGCAGACGTGATTGAGCAGATGGTCTTCCCGAGCAATCCACCCGCCCTTAAGCCGGAAGGGCGTGGCGGTCAGGCCCACCACACGGATATTGGGATTGATTGTCTTTGCGTCGGCCAGGAACTGGCGATAAGTGCTTTCGCCGTCGATGGCTATGCGGTGGGCCTCGTCGACAAGGGCTATGTCGAAAGCGTCCAGTTCGCAGGCACGCTTGTAGACGCTCTGTATGCCGGCCACGATGATGGGATGCTCGGTGTCGCGGCTGTTGAGTCCGGCCGAGTAGACTCCGATATCGAGGTCGGGCGCAACACGTCTCAGCGTATTGGCCGTCTGCTCGAGCAGTTCCTTGACGTGCGCCAGGATCAGCACGCGCCCGCCCCATCTGTCGACGGCGTCCCGACAGATCGTGGCCATGATCAGGCTCTTGCCGGCGCCTGTAGGACAGACCACCACCGGGTTGTCGTCTCGCTGGCGAAGATGGTGGTAGACGGCCTGTACGGCCTCCACCTGGTAGGGTCGTAGTGTCAGCGGCGGAGCGGTCGGCGGTGGAAGGAGCGTACGGATCACGCCGCCACCTCCGTGCCGTCCGGCAGGATGCACCGGCCGTCCATGATCGGGATGGTGTACAATGTGTCGCTGCGCCGGCCCAGGTAGCCCAGGATGAACGCGTTGATCCACTCGACGGGCCTGCCCGTGCCGTACAGCGGGATCGGCTTGCACAGACAGCCCGCGCTGCGGGCCTGGATGATCCTCGCCGGGGACCAGATGTTCTGGATGATGCTCGTATCGGCGCGATGAGAATGCCCGTGGATAACGCTCTTGCCCTGGCTGATCTGGAGGTGGTTCTTCGTCGCGTGCCGCGCGTAGGACCAGCCGTGAACGGCGATGATGCGCGAGTTGACGGCGTAGTGCGGGTACTTGCCTGACGTCGTGCCGTATCGAACGTACGTGCATCGCTTGCGGCCACGCATCAACTGGATGCGAGGGGCCAGCATCGAATACGCGCCTCGACCCTCGGCCGTAGCTGCCGCCCAACGGTCAAGCCGGTACTCATGGTTGCCTTCCACCATCACCAGCCGGTCACACGCCTTCTGAAGACGGTCCAGCAGCGCACCGGCGAGGAGGTCGCCCAGACAGACGATCATGTCCGGCCGGAGGCGTTCGGCGGCAAGGCAGAATACCTCCAGGGCCGCGACGTTCTGATGGGGCACGTGCACGTCCCCGAAGGCGAGCATTGTCTTGCTGCCGGCCCGGGCCATCATTCATCCCCCGCGACCATGGCGGCCGTTCGCGCGTACCCGGCGATGTCTACCAGGTTGTCGCGAGTGTGCTTGTGGCCTTCCCGGGCGACCTTGAGGCTTATCATGCACAGGGGCACATCCATCGCCGTGACCGCAGCCCCATCGCGCAGCTTTGTGGCCAGGATGCCCGTCCACATCAGTGCCGTTCGGGCGAAGTCATCGGCTGGGTGCCCGTAGTCGTCCTGCCGGTCCGTGCTGGTGATGCGCTGGGCCTCGGCCAGGATCGACTCGTTCGCCTCCTCGGTTACCACTCGGAGCCGATGGAGACCGACTGTCGGTACCGGCGCTTCGGTCACCGGCTGAAGGGTCTCGGCATCGAGGATCTCCATCCCGAACGCGCGAGCGATCAGGTATTCCATCTTCGCCCCGCTGGAGTCCTCCCACCCGGGCAGGAGCGCGATGGCATCGCAATCCACCAGCAGGGCGACATCTGCGCGAAGGTAACTCTCGCGAGGCAGGTCCGTGCGTCCGTCGAAGTTCTCGGCCGGGTTGGCGACATCCCACCCGGCGTCCCGCAGCCGCTGGGCTGCGGCGTGGAAGGCCGGGTAGTTATGATCGAGGTGCCCCGTCATCGGGCCGGCGATATAGACCCGGCGTGGTGCTTGCGTCATGGTTCAGTTCTCCCTTTCGAAGGGTCCGTCGCAGAGGGGACAGCGCCGCAAGGGCAACTCGTGGACGCGGATGATGAGTCTGCCGCCGGGGACAGGCTTGCACCGCCGGGCACCGAGATAGTCGATCTGCGAGTCGTCCTCGTACACCCCCGCATGGGCGAGGGAATCGCAAGTCGCCTTTTGAAGATTGTCGAGATCGCGACGGCGCCTGTCCGGCGGGAAGGCGTCCATGCACAGGGCGATCCTCCCGCCGGCGGGCGGCTTGCGAGGGCCCCGGCCGCCCAGGAGGGCGCAGACGTTCCTGCGGAACGTCCGGCCCTCCCGGCTGATCAGCACACGGCGCCCGACGTGGCGCCAGTAGTGGTTCACGCTCGGCGGCCAGGGGAGTGTGGCAATCACGCGCACTCCTCCAGGGCCCTGACCACGTTGTCCCATGTACCGTCGTATTCGCCGACGGAGTTCCTGGTGCCCTGGCCGATACGGAGGGGGCGAGCGCAGTCGGAACATCTGGCGTAGCGCACTCCCCTCCCCACACGGATGGGCTCGCCGCAGTCCATGCAGAACCCCCGCACGTACCTGCTGCCCGGGATTGGTTGGCCCGCCGCTATGTCCGTGCTGTCCGGTCGCCTGTCACAGGGGAGTGTCAGTTTCATGGGTGAACTCCTCTACCTACGGATCCATTACGAGGCGCGAGGGGTCGATTCGCCGGTTGCGCCCGCGCATGTCTGAGAAGATGTGCGATTCCCGGTCGGGCACGCGCGTCAGATATCCGGACCGCAGCATCTCCCGATAGACCCGGCGCTCGCACTCGGGACACCATCTGCGTTGCCGACCCCGCGCGGGCTGGCCGCACTGTTCGCAGTTCCGAGGCACGTGCGGCCCTATCGTTTCCACGGGGGTGTGCTGTCGCCGGCCGGGGCCTGCTGCGGCTGCCCGGTAGCGGCCTGTTTCGCGGCGTAGCCCTTGATCTCGTTGGTCAGGCCGCCGGTGTCGTCGCGCTTCTTCAGCGCGACGGTGATCTCCAGCGGGAGATTGTGCAGCTCGACCGAGTCCTTCGGCTGCATCACGCCCACCGCGCGGCAGATGGCCGACAACTCGGCCCTGGCGATCTTGACCGCCGTGGCGTTGGGGTTGTTGAGGTTCAGCCGGGCCCAGAGGAGGCGGTTCTTGTACTCCCCCTCGAGGATCGTGAACGTCAGCTCGAGGAAGCTGCCCGTCCCGGACTTGGTCTTCTTCATCTCGCTGGCGGTGACGGCCGCGAGATACCGGCCCGCCGGGATGGGCTCGAAAGGGGTGGTGGGTTCGACGTCGTGCGCGTTGAAGTTGCCGAGGTCAGCCATTGGGGGTGTCCTTTCCGTCGTTGGGGGTCTGGGTCATTGCGGTCATGAGGGCCGACCAGCTCAGAGGCAGTTCGGCCGGCAGGTCGTAGCGGTTCTTGGCCACACAGGCCGGGCTGCCGACGCAGCGGAGGATGCGCTCACCGCCATCGGCGCCGAGGGCCACGGCGATGCTCCGGGTGCGGTTGAATCCGGCGTCTTCGCTTTCGGTGCGGAACTTCCGTGTGGCGAACAGCACGGCGTCAGCCCACTCGGTGACCAGGGCATTGGCATGCTTGTGCAGCCGGGGCGAATAGCGGTCGTAGGCAACGGATTCCGGGTCTGCGAACGTCTCGGTCTTCGCGTGGGCCAGGAGGATCACGCACATGCCGCGTTCGGCGCGGAGTGCGTCGAGCCCGCTGAGGACCTCGCGCCATTGCGTCAGGGCGTGCGTGTAGCCTTTCGCAAATCCGCCGTCGGCCCGCTCGATGGATTTCACGCCGTACTCACGGCACACGTCGTCCCAGATCAGGCGCTCCAGCCAGTCCAGGCTGTCGATCACCACCGTCTGGAACTCGTGATCTTCCGAGTACAGCTCCGACAGGGCCGAGACGACCTCCTGGAAGGCCCTGGCCAGCGGAAAGCTGGAACAATCGATCTGGTCGAGACCGTCCTCGGTGGGAATGAAGACGGCCCCGGGGGCCTGCGCGGCGGTGGTCGATTTGCCGACGCCCTCGACACCGTAGATCAGCAGTCTCGGCGGCACCTGACGTCGGCCGCTATGGATCTGTTCCAGTAAGCTCATCGGTGGTTCCTTGTTGCTTGCGGTTTCGGGTTGACGTTTCTGGCCGGCTGGCCAGCCGACTGGCAGGTGCGGGAGTCGAACCCGCGTCCCGAGGCTTGTGAGGCCCCGGTAACCCGGTCCTGCCCAGAAGCGCCCGGGCGGTGGCAGGGAGTCGGGCTTCGGTCTGGGTGGTCAAGTCCACTCCGGCCACAAGCCGCCCGGGCGCGAAGCGCGTCTTCGCCTTGCTTGCTGTGCCTAGCCGCCCCAAGCCCAGGGGTGCCGCGTCTTGCCTAGCCCAGGCGCAATTCATCACCCGATCTCCAAGCATCTGATCTGCTCATACCCCGTCTCGAAGGCATCCAGTTCCCAGGCCCGCCGCAGCCGCTTGATCGCCGCCTCGTTCTCCTG